TCAGCTGAGCCTCGGTGAGGCGCTTCGAAGATGCGTTCTTAATTTCAGTCTCGTACTTTTCAATTTGCTGAGCCTTGAGGATACCATTATCCCAGACCCATTCAACGCCTTCCATGATGCCATTTACGAAGGCCTCAGGGGCAGAAGGATCCTGGACGATGTCCACGGTGGCGAGAATAAAATCTTCTGCGACCTCCATGATTCCATCCTTTGCGGACTTCAGACTTCCCATACCGCGAGTAGAGACACCTAGCTGAACGCCGCCTTCCATAAGGCCTTTCACAATCTTACCCATCGGCGTGTCCAGTATCAGTGCCTTTCCGACAACGTTGTTCCCGTCCCACTTGAGTTCGGTAATACGATGCGAAACTTTGTCCAGGTTTACGGTAGGACCGTCCGGGTGATTCAACTCTCCGACCGCGCGGCCGGTGTTCACCTGTTCCTTGATGTACTTGTCTACAGCTGGTGCCAGAACCGTGCGCGGATAACGACGCTTGTTGCGGTTCGGCTTCTCGGCCTGCATGAAGATGCCATGCAAATAGGATTTTGATTGACCGCCTTGAGCGGCTTCAGACAGCAGAGAAATCTGCGAATCGATGTGTTCAGCAATTAGCTTCATGTTACTTTGGTTGAGCAGCGTGCATCTTGCTCAGACGATAGTGAGAGTCCGCAAGCTCTCTGTGATATGCTGCAGCTGCTGGGTGTGAGTGCTCAGCGTCCTTGGCCAGCTTGTTGTGTGCCATGAAGGCGTAGGAGTGCACCGCAGATGCCTCGTCATGATTTCCGCCGTGGAAGAAAGCATTCTGCGACAGTGAGTGGGCCTCTTGCGAATGACGCCGAGCAGCATTTGCGTCGGCGTGGTAGTTGCTGGCCTCTGAAAGATTGCGGACGGTATCGAAAAAGTTGCTCATGTTAGCAGTTCCACTTCTTGAGTGCTAGTGCCTTGCGAGTAGGTTCGCCATTTGGCTTCTTCATTGGGCCTTTAACACCAGACATGCGGGCGCAGAATGACTTGCGACGATTTGCTGCCTTGCTGCCCTTCTTCAATTTTGAAGGAGGTGTGGTGACAGGAGCCTGAAGATTTCCGCCGGTCTTGCGGTTGTAGTAATCGCGACCCTTCTGAGTCAGCCCGCCGGTCGAACTCTTATGCCCCTTGGCATCGACTGCGGCTTCATCCAAGGCATCTTCCTCCAGGGTTTCTTCCTCTACTGACTCCGAAACCTTATTGTAAATCTGAGAGGCGACATCGACCTTTGCAGCATCCAGCGCAGCATTGACTTTCTCTCCCATCGCAGCTTTGAATGCCGACTCGGCAGCACCAGGCTTTCCTGTGCGCAGAGCATCGATCATCGAAATCAGATTGTTATTCATTGAAATTATAATGTCTATTTATAGAATTCCGTTGCTCAGAATTAGGCTGAGCGATCAAACTGTTCATTTCCAGAGATGTCTTCAATACCGCTACCAGTATCTTGTTGCGGATTCTGCAGAGCCTGTTCTGCGGCCATCTCGGCATCTAACTCAATCTCCTCTTGCATCTCCTCGATGTCCTCGTCGGTCATCTTCAGAACATGACGCTTCACCCAGTTCTGAGAGAAGTACGTGCCAATGAATGGTGTGATAGCATTAAGCTGATCAATTCTTCCTGACAGGATCTCAGCATCCTTCATTTCACTGAAGAAGTTATCCTTGCGGAAGTCGAAGCGGATGCTTTCCTTGAGTTCTGCCCAATCCTCTTCGGTAATCACTCCCTTTAGGATAAGCTGGACTCTCAGCAGTTCGAAGAAGAGAGCCGAGAACTTCTTGCGCAGCTTGTTGATGAACTTCTGGAATTTGACCTCGTCGCGAGTGATCTCGGAGGACTTGCCTAGGTTGAACCCTGTATCTGGCTCTAAGCGGGAGATCGGAACATTCAGAGAACGATAGAGCTTCTTCTGGAAGAAGATGATGTCGTCGATCTGGCTCAGGTTCTCGCCGCCTGGCAGAGTGCTGATCTCAGTTCCACGACCACCTTCGCGACGTGGTAGCCAGAAGTCTTCCAGCATAGACATGTGCTTGCGGTCGTCACGGATCTCACCGGTGACGGCATCATAGACCAGCTTGTTACGGTACTGGTTCATTATGTGACGCATGTACTCCTCGGCCTTGCCCTTTGGCAGATTGCCGACGTCGATGTAGAAGATACGACGCTCAGGAGCACGGGAAAGACGATAGATCACCAGCGCATCTTCCATCATGCGGAGCTGATTAACCGGCTTTAATGCCTTATGAAGAGGCGAGAGAACACGCTTGCGAGAAGCGTCAAGGATTCCAGATGGAACGTAGCAGACAGCATCTTTGTTGATCTTCAGACCAACATCGGACTTCTGCAGACCACCGTCCTGGTACAGGTAGTACTCGTCCAGCGTCTTGATGATCTTGGCACCGGTGACAGAATCTGTCTCTTCCTTGATCTCACGAACCTTGCGGATGCGCAGAGCATCGACGGCGCGCAACTCGAGAATACCCTCGTCACGGTTCTCTTCATCGACAATGATATGGAAATATAGCCGGCCGTCAACGTACCAGCGACGGAAGATATCCTGGCCATTGAGATTGAAATTGAGAAGTTGGCAAACCCGATCAAACTCCGCCTTGATCTCTTTCTTGATCGAGTTAGGCTGTTCCAGGTCGTCCAGATTGATGTCCACAGGAGCCTCGTGTTCCTCATGGATGATAGATTCGTTGACGATGTCCTCGATCGCCATGTCGCACTCCGGCTGTTCTGCAGAGATGCGATACTTGCGAATCAGGTCGACATCCGTCTTTGCTGCATCGCCCTCGAGGTCCAGATACTGACCATAGTATCCACCTGCTGCGATCGCTGTCGAACCATCGTCCGACGTCGGCGGAACGAATGACGCCGGCTGCTCTTCCTGATTCTTCTGACGAAGCAGGTCTCTATCCTGACCAGGTTTAACTCTGTCTAATGTGAATCCGAAGAATTGGAGAGGCATATGATATAACAGTTCAGTCTAAGAGAAAGGCGTGGGAGGAATCCGAAGACTCGCTCCCACGCCATATTTATTAGAGAAAAACGAACCTTAGTTCGTCGTGTTACTTTCCCAGTAGGTGACCTGGAATTCGACGCCGAATTCTTCGATCGTGTTCTCTGAGTCGTAGCTCACATCGATTGCTGAGACCGCTGAAGGCCAGCAGCCGCGGAAATCGTAGCGCTTGAGGACCTGGCCCTGACGGTCGAGCTGCTCGACTGCCAGATCGGCCATATACTGAGCGGGATTGGTCTCTCCAGTATTTGCAGCGTGAGCATTGATGCCGTTCATCCAGCGCTCGAAAGCATTGCGAAGCTGGAAGTCGGTGTCATTGATTACAGTCACGCCCCATGCCTCGAACGTACGGTCTCCAGCGATCTGGAGTTGACGACCGCGGAATGGGATCGTGATTGGGGCGATCAGTGATGAAGGCAGTTGAGCAGCCTTGATCAGGAAGGAAGCAAGCTCAACATTTCCTGCAGCATAGGCAGGAAAGTTTGCGGTGACCTTGAACAGGTTGTTGCGTGCTCCGCCACCGACCAGCTTCGCCTTGAAGTCATTAATACCTAAGTTAGCCATGATAGGGTTCTCCTTTGGTTAGTGGTTATTATTTTCCAACCAGCTCGGAGAAATCGACGCCAGTGCGAGTGGCGATGAAATTCAGAGTGATGAAGTTGATTGAACGTGCTGGCTTGATGTAGATGTCAGCACGGAACTCGTTGCGATCGATTACGTCGCCTGTGTTGTTAGTCTCATCGCAGACCACCTTGAAGTCGGTGATACCACGGCGGCCCTGAACATCACGCAGGAATGGTTCGACCATATTGCGGAACATTGCGCGGGTGAACTCGTCGTTCAGCTCGAACAGCTGGAACTTAGCCGCAGTAGCGACTGACTTTTCAAGTGCAATGAACAGGCGACGGACGTTGATACGATCGAAGGCTGATGGCTTAGCCAGAGCAGTCTTGTCTCCATAGAGGACAGTTCCCTGACCTGGGAAGGAGACGATCGGATTGATGCGGGCCTTGTACAATGTATCACGATCAGCCTGTTTTGGATTGAAGGCGATCTTCGTGATGCCAAGGAGTTGACCGCGATTCAGACCGGCTGGTGAGAACCAGGCATCAGCAACGTTGTCAGTATAAGCACAGAGACCAGCAACGTGTCCGCATGCAGGAATCCAGCGATAGACATCGTTGTACTTGTCATAGACCTTAACTGCCGTGCTGTCAATCACCGCATACGACGTCGAAGTGAGCGTATCTGCCCAAGTCTTGACATCAGCAGCAGGAGTTGCTGTTCCGACTGTATCCTCGGTTGGAGGCGATACGAAGACCACAATATCCTTGCGAGCATTGGCAACAGAGATTAGCTTTTCAGCAATCGTATTAGCTCCGTTAGCATCATTCGTGGAGAACAGCAGGTTAACGTCAACTGTTTCTGCATCAGCAAAGACGTCAATTCCGGTGCTCAGCTGTGATGTACCGACTGTAGAACCATTCGCTCCGCCTGATAACGAATAACCTTTGACGGTCGATTCCGTTCCAAATGAGATTCCAGCGGAAGCTGCTTCTCCAGAATTTGGCATAATTAGCGCTTGGCCGTCTGGAGCATCAAAGTGGTCGAGCCAGTAGATATAGTTTGACTCGGTATTGACGACGTTCTTGTAGTAGTTTGAAGTGCCGTCCGCCTTGACCGCGTCAGAGGCCTGGGAAACGAAGGCGAACTTCTCAAGAACCTGACCCTTTGTTCCGCTGATCAGTCCATCCTCGTCGATAACGACGATATGGATTTCATCGTTTGACGCTCCATACTGAGCTGCGAATGCACTAGTTCCAGGAGCAGCATCAAAGTTTGATGCATAGTTGATAACGGCACCATTTACGGTAGTTGTCCAGGCGCCGAAGGCAGCCGAGCTCGAGCAAACCTCAACTCGAAGCGAATCGCCGAGAACTCCGGGGAACTTGGCACCCCAGACTCCTACGTTAGCCGCACCACCTTCATACGAATCTTCGTATGACTGACGGTTCTTGATAAGCAATCCAATGTTACCGCCGGAACCCGATGTCGAATTCTTTGCAGTAGTTGATCCGCCACTTCCATCCGGAACTACGCGAACTACCTTCAAGGCAGTGGCGTACTTCAGAAATGAAGCGGCAGTGAAAAATGATTTTGCTGTGGTGTCGTTCGGGGAACCGAATGTGTTTACGAGCTCTTTCTCGCTCGAGACAGTACGGATTTCCTCGGCAGGACCCCAGCTGAAAGCTCCGACGAATCCACCGATTGAGGTAGAAACGGCCGGAACGACGTTCGTCAAGTCAATTTCCTTGACCTGAACTCCGGGTGATACTTGGAATGCCATTGGATTAGATTCTCAAAGTTGAGGTTTGATGTGAAGCATAATACGGATTATCAATGCTTCTATTTATTACAGAGCACTTCTTCAGTATATTGGAGTAGCTGCTTCATACCACACATTTCCGTCTTTATCGACTTCGGTACCATCTTTCTTGGTCTCAGGCTCCAGGTTGCCCATCACTCCGACCGGCGTGACATCCTCTTCAATTAGTTTCAGACGGTCTGCGTAAAGAAGGTCTCGAACATCCATGCTGGACATCTGAATGAAGAGGTCAGTTGCTGCGAACCAGCCGAACACGACCAGTGCCATGACGGTATCATCATGATTTCCTTCGGAAGCCTCATACGACTGACCCTCAGCAATGAATGTGCTAAGCTCTGCAATCGTATCTGCATCAGCGATCAGCAGCTTCTTTCCCTCGATTAGGTCCTTCAGGTTAGAGCATCCGATCCTCTTGGTCTTCTTGGTCGTTGTCAGTCCAATTGAACCATTCGCCACGGTCGATTCGACGAACATGTTCTCGTATTCCAAGTCGTAATACAGAGCATTACAAACCACAGACCCCTGGTCGTTGTTCTCCACTACGATGTAGGCATCGTTGTACGTCTTCGCGTACTTGTAGATCGTATCAGGAAAAATCAGAGGAGACACTAGCGCATCTCGAAATGTCGCCACCTGTTTGAATGGTTTAGCTGTCACATCAATGACTGAGAACGTAGAATAGTCCTGGTTTCGCCCCTTCGCCACGTCCACACACATCACATAGTTGTGGTCGGAGATCGGCTTCTCGTAGACGCAGACGTTATTCTGCCGATAGATTGGAGAGGCTGCCTTCAGCCCCAATAGCGTTTCAGCATTGATCAGAGTATTGCCCGTTCCATGGAACGAATTACCGAATTCTTGCTCGAACTGCAGTTCTGACGTATTGGAGACGGTCTGCTTCTTCCAGTTCTCATCACGACCCGGCACGTCCCACCAGTCTACGCGGAAGGGCTTGAACTCGTTGACGCCTTGTACAGCACCTTCCCAGATCTTGTGGAACTGGTTGCCGACACCGTTGGCCGTTGAAGTGATGATGACTCGAGAGGTCTTACCGGACGAAACTACTGGATACGTCGAGGTGTAGAAGGTCGTGGCGTTCTCAACGAAGGCAAACTCGTCCATGAACAGAAGGTTTACAGACATACCACGGATAGATGATCCTGAGGTAGCGGAGGCGACGATTCGAGAGTTATTCGAGAACTCGATGGATCCCTTGTTCAGTGCTCGACAACCAGGCTGAAGGAAGAATGGCAGGTTCTCCAGGGCCAGGGTGACGCGCGCCAACATCTCTCGAGCCGTGGCAGCCTTATTGGCCAGGATGGCAATGGTCTTGTCAGGAGAGAACAGCGCGAACCAGAGCAGGTAGATGACTGAACTGATGGACTTACCAGACTGACGGCATGCCAGAACGATGGAGAACCGATTCTCGTTGAAGTGCCTGAACATCCGATCCTGGTAGGGATACGGCTCGAACCGTACCAGACCGCGGTCCAGCGAGATCACCTTGACGTACGTCTTCGCGAAGTACACCGGATCCTTCATACACTTCAGGTACTCCGAGATCTCTTCCTCAGTGAATTTCTGCTGTACACCATCGCGCTTAACCTGCGGGTTGCCTAAGTACCCCAGATCAGCGTTCTTGACGTACATCTGGCTGTTCTGCGGCTGTGACATTCTGCTCCTTCAGTTTTTCGATCAGGTGCTTCTGTAGATCAGTGGTTGATCCGAGGAAAAGGTTGTTCTGAGTCAGTGCTGGCTTCGCAGGATCCGCATCATCTTTCTTCTCGATGTCCTTCTTGGCCTTCTGTAGAGTCATGAGTTTGTCGGTCATGTCTGAAGTGTTCTTCAGCATGTTGCTGAGGACCTCGAAGGCACGAGGGTGTTCTGACTGCATAGCCAGATTCAGCATCTGCTCGATCGCCTCGTTTGACTTTGCCACAAGGTTTCGATATGTCTCACGAGAGAACTCGTAGTCATCCTGTATGTCTCCCTTCTTGGGAGGCGGCGGAGGAGCCGGCATGTTCTTCTCCAGCTGCTTGATCAACTCTTCTGATTTATTGGTCATGACGAAGAGAGGTTAGCTTAAGGATCTAGAAGAAACGGAGGATAGACTCCGGCGACGTTCGTGATTGACCTAGAGATACCAGAAGTCCCTCCGACCAAAGTATCTCCGCCTCGGAAGACGCCGTCAGCATTCTCAACGACCACGACATTTCCAGAGAATGATGTCACGATACCAGTGGCTCCAGTCATGCTGTCGGTGACGATTTCTCCATTCGTAAAGTTTCCGACACCGGAATTTACCGTGATGTTAAAAGTATTAGTGAACTCCAGGAAGTCGATCGAAGTAGTGACAGTGTAATTGTCATTCTCGGTGGCCGAGGAAGGATCGACCTGAACAGTGATGCTGTCACGTCCTGCTCCCGGAGCAGCAAGCTCAACGTCAGCAACCTTGATGACCGCGCGCTTGGAGACTGGCCCGTAGAATCGTAGGCGTGTCTCGAAATCCAGTGTATAGATGATCGCCCGGCGCTGAACAAAATCTCCTTCGTAGTCCTCGTTCATCTGAACTCCGGTCAGTACGAACGGCATGTCAGTCTTTACATTCAGTGAATCCAGATCCTTGATAGTGACAGTGTACTCTGGCTGAAAGTGTGGAAGGATCTGCTCCAGACACTGAAGAGCATCATCCTGGTTCTTCGCCATGATCGACAACTGCAGCCCCATTCGGTATGGGGCATAATTACGGACCACGCTCTTCTGATTCGGATCCGCGGAGATGACCTCGATCAGATTGTTTCGATTCGTCTTTATGCTGGCATCGTAAGTCAGAGAAATGATCTCAAATGACATGCGAGGAAGCTTGATTGCTACCTTGCTAGCATCCAAGTTAGGCTGCTCATCGAGTCTGGCCAGGAACTTCTGTTTTGGTCCATACGCCAGTGGGACTCGTGTGATGTTCACGACCTTACCGCTGGAATCTTTACGGACAACAGAAATGTTATTGAAGAGCGTTCCAAATACTGAAACGACCTTGCGAATTGTGGCGTGGTAGAAGTGGCCCTGGAACATTCTCAGTTCTCCCTAGAGACTTCTCCAAACGGATTATGTTCCGTAAAGTCGATGATCTCATTTGACTCGAGCTCGAAGGCACGATTCTGTGCCTGCTGGTTGCTGTTCACGAAGGTACGATCCGCGGCTTCGGTCGCAATCGTGTATGCCTGCAGAATATCCCACTGCGCTCCGGATGTCTGCCCGATCAATTTGCCAATCTGATTTTCCGTGACCTGGAACTCGTTGTAGTCTCCTGTATTAGTAGTCACCAGTCCCAGATAGAGGTTGAGTTGACCTGCGACATTGATATCCTCAAATCGTAGCACCTGAGCCGAGATGGTTTTAGCAGCGATACCTCCGGAGGCAGGAGAAAGAATCTGCGTGACAGTCTCACCGAGTTCAAATTGAGTGCCATTCGAGTTGCCAATCTTGAAGACATATTCTGTGGCAAAAGATCGTGATAGTGCATCAAGCTCGCTGACCCCGGTCTTGATCTCCTCGTTGGAGTACTCGAAGAGCTCGCAACGTAGCTTGTAGACTGGAAATTTCGACAACTGGTAGAATGGGGACTGGTGGTCGACGAACTTAATCTCAAACAGACCCTTCGACATCGGAAGATAGATCAGGTCACCTTCAGCTGGACGATTCGAGATGATGCCGTTGTTCCAGAATCCGACCAGCTTCTCCCAGGTCTTCTTAGCTACCACGAAGGTAGCCTGATCGCGAATCTCAAGACCGAACTTGCTCATCAGAGAACCGTCACCCTCGAATCCATCCACGCTTTCCAGGTACATCTCAATGGAATACGCATCACTGAACTTAGACTCGATGGCCTCATTAAGGACCATGTCGCGCGAGACCATGTGTCTAGGAAGGTACATGACCTCCTGACCGTAGATCTTCAGGGACTCGATGATCAGATCCTCATAGAGGTTCTGTTCCGAGCGTACCGTCTGTGAAAAGTAGACGTTTCTCGGCATTTGAATTATCCTACAAAGAAGTCGACAGGTTTCTCATACTTTGCCTCCATCTCATCCTCAAGCTGCTTGATCTCCTCGATCGCCTCCTGATAGATCTGTTGGCCATTCATCGTGACTCCGCCTGGAAGCTGGATTCCCTCAAACTTCTTGAGGTTGATGCCCCACTGGCGCTTGATCAGCGCGGTGGCATACTTCTTCAGGAACATGTCGTTGTAGATGTCGGTGTACGTCGTCGGGTCGACGGTCGAATACGCGTCGATCATGATGTAATCCCCCTCGATGATCGTGCGTGTCCAGTCGACGTCGATGTGAAGGCGATTCATGTGACGGTTGAAGCGGACCGGAGGTACTCCATTCAGCTGCATATCCAGCATCTCCAGGAACTGGCGAGTCATCTCGTAGTTGACCAGAGCACCTGCGTATTGCAGATCGTACACGTCATTTAAGTGCATCTGATAACGTGCTGACCACATTCCAGAGGATGACGATGAGTTGTTCGTCATCGGGAATATACGAGAGACGAACAAGTATCTCTCAGGAAGATCGATGTACTTGTTCGTGACGTCGGTAGATGTGATCAGGTGCTTGGTATATGTGCGGATGACGGCATCCGAGTGATACTCCTGATAGAATTGCAGTGCCTCATCGATACGATCCTCCACCTGATCGTCATCGACGTTGATCTCAATGACCGGAGCTCCTAGTGAGCGAAGGCAGTAATCGATGAGCTGCTGGCGTGAGGAAGGATTGGCCATATTAGTATTTGGCTATTATCTTTAACTCGAAAGTTGATCAAATTCGGACTTAGTAATTTGATATAACAACCAAGGATCGTTCGTTTCTGGAAATTGTGTATTCCTGACGATCTTAAAAAACTTATCCTGAAAAGCAAACGATGCAATATTGCCGGAAGTGGTCTTTGCAGTTTCTAACAAGGTATTGAATTGTTGCTGTTCTTCAGCAGAATTCAGTCCGAAAACGAGGGTAGGCATATTAAGAAGATGGACTTATTTCAGGTGCAGGCGGAAGTGTTGTTATGTTTAACGGAATTCCCGTTATCATACTATTGTATTTTTCCAACGTCATGGGTATTAATACCCAATTTAATGGATTATACTCGTCGCGCTTAAGCGTATAATACTTGTCTTTGAAGAAAAATGTCTTTTGCTCATCGTCAGCTTTATGCTTTTCGACAAGCAAACGAAATTGTTCTTGATCCGAAATAGTCATAATTATGAATTAGGCGCAATCGTGGTAATATCCGGTAGTGTTATTCCTGGAGGAAGATTATTTGGATCTAATACGCGTATCATAAATCGCCCCGGTTTACCATTTGAGTCTGTACGCGGCGTCAAGTAAAAATACTGAGATTTGTATGCAAATACTTTATTTTCGCTCGGCGATTGATGCTTCACCAAGAGCCGACTAAATTCCAATTGTTCCGGTATTGAAAGATTTTGATGATTTGGGAGACCTTTTATTACTGAGGCGTTTGGTTGCAATTGAGAAATCCTACGAACACCATCAGGGCCTATAACGGCTCTAAATTGCATTTCTTTCCAGGCAAATCGTCCGTCAAACTTTAAGGCTTGTGTAGCAAGACGATCAATTGCTTCAGCATCTTCTTTTGAAAATTCCTTGTAAATATCAAGATCCGGCATCGCACGATGCGGACTGTCGAAATTTTTCTGTGCAATCTCAGCCGGATACATTTTTTGTAGAGAAGGCCCCCATTTGTTTACCGGGCACTGCGAACTTTCAAAGTGGACTTTCTTATCCATGAAACACCCACATCTAGTACAACGCGGTTCCCGAAAAAATTGACAGGCTTTACATATATCCATACGCGCCGCGGCTTTTTCTGCAGTTGCTAGAAAAGGTTTCCCTTTAGCGGCGTCAATGCTAGACGTCCATGCTTGTTTCAATAGATTTCTTGCCAACTGAAATGCTGATGGAAATTCAGATATATTTTCTTCTGCAAGTGCAGACTTGATTTCTTCAAATTTCTCCACAGTAAGAGCGGAGTTCTGATTGGTAGGTTGTTCTGGTACTGGATTAATCATAATTAAAATTATTTAGCAAGCGCTATATGAACTGCTGTACTCGGGACCCTGTTGCTCTTGGCATGTATAGCGATCACCATTCCCGCAGCTATTTCCACACGGGCAGTAGCAATCTTCCGAGCATGTAACTTGACCATTTAAGCATGGATAATTTGGATTAGATACCCAGCTACAATTGCAAGAGCAGTCGCAAGTGCAGTTTTCGTTATTCTCATCGCAGCAGCCGGTACAACATCCAGTGCATTCATAATTCTGAGAATTATTACAGTAATCGCAAGCACCCGGATCGCACGAACAGCCACCGGTGCCATATCCATAGCTATTATCGCAATTGCAATCATAGCTACACGGATTGCAATTGCATGTTTCAGAACAATTATGGCATCCCCAAGTTCCGTTATCATTGCAATCTGGGCCGTTTTGGCTGCAATAGTCAAATTCATTACAAGTCATCCAAACTACCCCGATGCCGGGAGAATATGTAGTACCTACGCTATTCACCATCTTAAGCCTAAAAGCCATATTTTGGCTGTAATTGACGTAGTTGTTTGCATCAACATTGATCCATCCCGGGGCATTATATGTACCCAAATTCGCCGCGTCTGCCCAAGTACAGCTAGATATAGGTGCTCTTTGAAGCGTGATCGTGATATTTCCAGTCCCGGCATTTAAATACCAACTTATCTCGTTATCGAAGTTATACCATAAGCATCTGTAACTTGGAGTTGATGTATAAGAACTGACGGATGCTGCTACTGCGCTACTCTTTCCGAATCCATCGAACAAACTAACAGCGCTACCGGCGGTCGTTTTCTGAAACAATGCTCGAACTGTAGATTGGTTCAGAGAGATCTGCGTGGTATTAGGACTAACACCAAGTTCGGTGTTAACCTGTTGCATCGAAAGTGAAACTCCTGCTCCAAAATTCGGTAGTGCCATAGTATTGTCCTATTTATATCAAAGCAAAGCGAGCCCTTTCTGAATGGAAGGGCTCGCAGAATTAGCTAGACTGCCTTAGCCTGCTGGAGGAGGCGTTGCTGGAGGAACTGTTGGAGCTGCAGGCTGTTCAGTCGGCTCAGGATCCCATGGGAACTTGCCTGATCCGACTTCTTCGGACGCATTGACCTTCTCATCGATCTGACGCTGGATCTGCTCGTTGACATGCTCCTCGTATGAGCCAGTGACGATGCCCTGAATCCAGCCTAGCACCGTCTCTTCGGTTAGCTGATCGAATGGAGTGAAGCTGTTGGGATCGACCTGAGCAGGATCGAACGGAGTTGCACCGGAGAAAGACCCAGTGTTGCCATTCTCGTCGGTTCCAGTCTTCTGCCAGTATGTCTGAAAGACCACCCCATTGAGTGATCCGGAGTTGCGCTTCTTCAGCGAGGTGAGTTTCCAGGTATAATTGATTGCCATGTTAGTTTAAGGTTGCTTCTCTATTTATTAAAATCGCCAGGCGAAGATTATGAAGGATCGGCTGTCATACCCATCTTTCAGCAATCTGGGCATATATTCTAGGCTCAGATGAGCCGCAGAATTGATCTTGTACTGGAAATTAGGACCGACATACCATTCATGGAATCCGCCTTCATAGTCATTGTAGCGGTACATGGTGCTGATTCCCAGTGTGACATGCTTCGTCAATACCTTTGCAATACTGAGAGTGGCTGCGTACTCACGTTCCTGAGCTTCCTTGGTGTCTGCGATGTTCGCCTCGTAGATGGCATTCAGTCCCCAGATATAGTCAGTCTTGCCGATACGGTCTCCGAGCAACAGCTTCGGTTCAATTCCTTGTTGGCCATTCAGGAGCTTGTGCTCAAAGTACAGTGTAGGATTGCCGAAGATCTTGCCCCAATCGGCCAGAGCATAACGAACCTCCCAACTGAATCCACGCCAGCCGAACTGCTTCTTGTTCTCGGGACCGTCGTAGACCGTGTGAGCATACAGGTCAAGCTCGAGGCGATTACCCAGGCCGAAGGCGAACTCGTCGCGCATACGTACCTGGACAGGTCCGTTCTGGCGTTCGCGTATATCGAACCACTTCTCGTAGATGACTGCTTTCGGAGGAGTCATCACGTAGACCCGAGTACTAGGAAATTTCCTGGTCAACGTCCATTCTGGCTGGCCGTATTCTCCAGCAGAAGAAAAGGGAGCATTGCGATTTGCAACGACTCGAACTTCATTAAGCTGCTCTGCAGCAAAAGCCGAGGCAGCCATTAGCATTGCGATCAATGTCAGTTTTTTCATAGGAATGTAAATAATGCAGCGGTAGCTAAAAGTAGTGTACACCAGGCACCGATCGTCTTATAATAAGACCAGAGCGGCGTACCAAAGTATTTATTGCCTATCATCACACACTTGTGCGCAGGACTGAGAAGGTAACCGGCATATTCAACTGCGAAGAACCAGAGGAAATACTTAGTACCAAACGCTAGAGTCATCACGGTGGCCATTGCGATAAACTTTCCGCTGGATCCCATAATGAAGCTGGCCAGAAATCCGACAGCAGTAATTAGTGCCATCCCAGTAAAAGCACCGGCATCAACCTCGAGTGCTCGAACGAATGTAGCGAGCATAGATTCGTACCCTTTGCTGAAGTAGCCCAGGAGAATCACTATGGCAGCTACGGCCAACACTCCCCAGCGAACATAGGACAGAAGTTTCCTGAGGTTCCAGGTCCTGGTCAGAAATGCGTAGTACAGAGCCAGAGATCCAAAGATCGGAAAGATGTATTGCTGTCCGCCTAGATACACGTAGGTCAGGATGGCAGCGAAGAACGGCAGGACATTACGAATCACCGAGCTCATCTTGAACGGAATGGTGTCGATGTGAATGTCATCCTCCTTCATTCGCCAGACGATGTGATAGGTGATGAACGAGAGAGTGACGAATATCAGAGGAGAGATCATCCAGAGCCAGGCCCAATAAGACATACCGAGAGCTGCCATCGGTATGATGACGGTCTTCTCAAGTGGACTCCAGAGATAGTAGTGATGCGTAGAGAGATAATCCACGACTCCCATCTTATGCCGGCACTTGGAGTGAGCCATGGTATCCAATACTCCGGCACTGACCGTCACTCTGCCTTCGATAGGAAGAACTCCACCAGCAGCACTGGTCAGAAACAGGACCAGACGATTGCTCTTGAATGACTCCTTGATGTAGGAGTAGATCGGCATGAACAGGTTGTGCTCCTTGACGATCCCGGCGATAATCATCACGAAGAACAACATCCAGAGATATTGTAGTGCGTCTATCATAATTTTTATGCTTTCTTCACGACTGCGATGTAGAATCCGTTCCACCACATCTCTGGATCTTCCTGCTCATTTAGGACGATCTTGTCATAGATGATCTCTAGACCAGATTCTGCGATTCCTTTCCGAGCTCCGCTGACCACGCCGTCCCAATTTGCATCATCGAAGATCAGGACAGCCTCATCAGCAAAAACATCAGAGAAGTATTTAGCAGCCTGCCGGTTCATCTCCTCCGAGTGGTCGGCATCGTAGAAGAACAGGTCGATCGATCCTAGCTGAGACTTGTCCACATTTCGAAAGTCGCAGTCGAAGACCTTGATCGAATTGGCGCCCTTGAACGCTCGTGCGTTCTGAATGAATGACTCCTTAGATGCTGCGATTGCTACCTTCTGATCAGCTGAGACCGTATTCTCTTTCCAATGATCGACGGCGTATGCTCTCAGGGCGTTGTCTTCCAGAGTAGCGCAGAACGTTCCGCCGTTCAGGACTCCAATCTCAAGGTATCCAGTGGAGATCTTGCCCAGGCCATTCAGGAACTGCCTCATCTTATTTGACGTCAGACCGTCGACTGGACTATGGATCGGCCAGTTGACGGTATCTAGAAGAAGTTGAGCGACAGCTGCTACCTTCGGATTGTTCTTGTTACCCTTGGCCTTCCAGACCTTGTCGCAGTAGTTGCAGTCCCAGCAATCGAACTTGCAGGTCTTGATCTTCTGCCTCCAGGCATTGATCGGCTTCTCGATCAGATTCGTCTCCTCGATGTAATCGTTGAAGCCATCGAACAGGATCTCCTCACCTCGGGCGAACCGAGAGATGATATCCATCGTCTCGTCCAGTCGATTGCTGTTCTCTCGGCCGTGCATCTTGATGACATCGATGCCTAGATCCAGGAATTGCAGCCAGTCCTCTCGCCACGGCGGGAAGTTAGCGTTCTTCAGCTTGACCGCCGAGTCTCGAGTGTCCCACAATTGGCAACTGACACGACTGATCGGATCTGTGAAGTACTGTGGACCGTCAGTCCGCGTGTTGTTGAACTGGTAGTGCTCATTCATCACCGGGCATCCACCAGCGCACCCCTCATTGGCCAGCAGGGACAGCTTGATCCCATACCTATCCTTGGCCTTCTTGATCTCCTTCAGTCTATCGTGGTCGCGCATCAGCACTCGATCCAGGTTGACATAGTCGAATCCGGCCTCAGCAAGCTTGGCCACATCTCGGGCCTCGGAGACACCACGCAGGATGGTGTTCTTCACGAACAGCTCTGGGAAGTTATGCTTGACCTGCTTGGTCAGCATCCAGTGCGTGTGCGGAAGCGTGCAGGACCTGACGCCCTTCTCGTAGAGTGGGCGGAAGTTTTTGATCCACGTCTCTAGGTTCTTCTGGTCTGGTCGTATAGCGATGTTGTTGAACGTCGCCGAGACTGGAATCCCAGTAGAATTCTGGACGTACAGAGCAGCCTCAACGAGGAAGGCAGCATCATCAGGTCCTCCAGCGAACACGTCGCCCATCGCATCCTGCAGGAATGGCGGTATCCTGCAGGTGAAGTAGATGTCGTAGATCCAGTCCTTATGTGTCTTGCAGAAGGAGAGGAATTTGCTGAACTGCTGCTCTGTTAGTTTCGGATTGAGCGGTATACTAAAGATTTTCACCTGGCGTCTTGTTCGCCTCAAGCTTCAATTGCTCATTGGCAAATGCATCGATATAGTTGATATTGCTGTCAGTAAGCTTGAGCTGCTCGACGGCTTCTTTGCCGATTGCATCGACAGCTTTACCGAGCGCGAGATTATACTTGATCGCCAGTCCAAGAGTCTGTTTGACGTCCTCCAGAGGCATCATCAGGATCGAGTCCATATTGCCCTGGCTGATCCGGCCGATGGTGTTGATATCCAGCGAGGCCTGTTTCGCCATGCGGGTGATCCAGTAGTTGCGCTCCTCGAGTTCATTGTGCGCAGCAAAGTTCTTGAGATCCTCGATGTTCGGAACTAGGTCACGAATCATAGCAATGAAGTTGTCGATCTCGTTCTGGCACATCCTCTCCTTCTTGTCGTACATATGGATGTCCCAGTCAGCCTGCTCAAGATCGACTTCCAGCAGCTGTTTCTTCAGGGCATCGATCTCGTTTCCGATGTCACGCAAGATTATCTGGCGTTGGATTTGCCGCTTCTTGCGCTCACGGTCGATCTGCTTCTTCATACCAATGCGCGTGTCGAGCTCAATCAGAGCCTGACGAACACGGCGGTAATCGGTAACCTGCGAGTTAACCACAAAGTAACGCGACTGGAAATCAGACATTCCCAGCGAGTTCTCATTCTCCGTCACGAAGTTCAAAATCTCAGTGTCATTCATATAGTATATGTATGTCAGAATTTATACCCAAACTTTAGAGGGAAGTCCTTTCTAATGTTGCGCTCTTCATTCCATTTGCCTAGGCGAGTGGCTAGATCCTTTGACATCTCGATTCCTAGGATCTCCTCACGGGCCTGAACGATCTCATCGATGGTCTTCATCTTGTCGATGTCTTTCTTCAGGTCAGCATGCTTCTTAGCATTGTGCGCTGGTCTCTTCTTACCATCAAGCTCAGGCTTTCCCTTCTTACGGTCATCCATCTCAATGTCCACATGGAAGTGAAAGGCTTTCTTCATCAGTGAGATGACAGCTTCTTTCTGAGGATCAGTGATGTAGACTTTCGTTCTGCGGCTGCCCTTTGCCAGTTCGTCGGCATCTGGCTGTAGACCTTCCAGATCAGAGTACGCTTTACGGTATCCTCGAGTCTCACCGTAGATATTGCGAACCGCGGCCTCAGCCTCAGTTATTTCTAGCAAAGGGATATTGTCTGGATGAGCACGCACTTCTGCTAATGCCGCATCAGTAACCGAGATGATGTTGAAATTATCCACGCATCCGAGGACTGTCATTCCATTGATCTGCGGAATGTACCTGAAGAATTTTGCAAGATAGTATGCCATAAGATGATTTATATGTTGGTTCCGAGTGTGCCGCCGAGCAATATGCAGCTACCAGTTCCGCAGCAGCCAGATGATGCTCCGCCGTGTCCTTTGGGTTGAGTGTCTGATCCCATTGCGACCTGAGTATCTGAGGTGTAATACTGCTTCTGAGTATTGTTAGTCTGAGCACCGTTGTAAGATCCCAGCGCATATCCCCAATCCTGTCCGATCTGCATATTTTCTTCGCCGTTTGATTCTGGCCGCGCAATCGTGGTGATCTGAGTCAGCGTGGTGTCATTGAACTTGTATGTCGTACCAGTAACATTTGTGGTTGCATTGTATCCGAATCCCCACTTGCTAGACAAGCCTTTTGCCACGCCATCAAGATTTCCCGCAAAGCTCCATGCGCCAGCTGCAGACCAAGTCTCGGTTGAAAAGCTCAACTTAGCCGAGTTTCCATTAGCGCCCACTGTTCCGAAGTACTGGCCAAAGAATCCAGTGTATGCGCCATACGTATTTCCGCCTGATCCGGCAGTACAGACATTTCCAAGGTAACCGGAATAAGCCATCGTGTCAGTGACTGTGCTGAACTTTTCGGTGACGTTTGATCCACCTCCTGCGATATAGATTGCAGTGAGACCTGGATTCATCAGTGTCTTGGTATCCTGCCGAGCAATCTTAAGGTCCCAGGATGACTGGTGAGTTCTCAGTGTCTCAGAGATCATACTCATCGATGACACGAATGATGTCGCTCCGTTCCATGACACACCGTTTGGAAACACGTAGGAATAGTAATCGCTGAATCCACCGTTGATGTAGTTGGCGATGTAGTCCATCATGTCGCCAAGGTTGACGGTCGTGTCCGTCATATGTACAGTGCGGTTTGTGTTCCTCCAGGGGGAACTATCCTTGTACCCGCAATGCAGATATCCACGGGTGTAGATCGTACGGTACTTGAACGTATCCTGGCCGATCGGATTAGGATTTATCGCATATCCGTCTGAATTCCAGCTCTTGCCGTCGTAGAAGTAGACGTCTCCGTTTGGAGAGACGTACCTGGTACCGGAACTAGGAGAACTTGGGAAACTTAGTACGGCCATACATTATATAGAGGTACCCATCGTACCGCCTAGAAGAGTAACACTGCCACTGCCGCAAGAGCCTGATGACATTCCGCCGTGTCCTTTAGGCTGACCATCGGATCCGAGCGCGACGCAACTATCAGTCAAATAAGAGGTCTTCGTAGAATTGTTAGTCTGACCAGCCCCATTGTACGAGCCGAGGGTGTAACCCCAATCCTGTCCAACCTGGCAGTTTTCTTCACCGCAACTTTCAGGGCGACTGAAACTAGTAGATAGAGTTCCAGTCGTATCGTTGAACTTGTTGTAGGTAGATGATCCAGCATAACTGCCAGCCGCATTGTATCCCCAACCCCATTTACTAGAAAGCCCCTTTGGCTGACCGTCGCTGTTATTTGCTCCCCAGGCCCAAGTACCGGTAGTCCAGGTTTCAGTTGACCACGCTAGCCACGCTGAAGATCCACTCGATCCGATAATTCCATACGTTGCTCCCCAAAATCCGCTGGCCGCATAATTTCCATTTCCAGAACTTCCGACATAACTGGCATACATCATCGTATCGGTTATTGTATTGAATTTGTCAGTAGTACCAGAATATCCGGAGGTAATATAGATTCCGGTCAATCCAGGATTCATCAGAGCTTTACAGTTTGTTCTGCTGACGGTCATGTAACGATTCGAGTTGATCGTTCGAAGCGTCTCAGTGATCATACTCATCGAAGATGTTACGTTAGAGTTTCCTCCCACAGCACCCGAGTTGTTAAAAACGTAAGTATTATAGTCACTGAACCCGCCATCGATGTACGATGAGTTATTGTCCATCATATCACCCAGATTGACACTTGTATCCGAGACGTGAATAGTGCGATTCGTATTTTTCCAAGGAGATCCGCCCTGATATCCGCAATGAGTGTATCCGCGAGTGTAGATCGTACGGTACAGGAACGTGTTGTTAGCAATTGGATTTGGATTGATCGTCGTTCCAGTCGAAGACCAGACACGGCCATCGTAGAAGTACGGATGTCCGTTTGGAGAAATGTACCGTGCGCCAGTAGCAGGTGAACTTGGAAAACTTAGTACTGACATTGGATTATGCCTTTGATGCTAGGAGTGCCTTCAGCTCGTCGATCTGGACCTGTTGAGCCTTGATCGCCTCGATGAGAAGCGGGATCATCTTCTCGTAGCGAACAGTCAGGTATTCGTCTGAGATAGGAGCGGTCGTCACGATCTCAGGGAGAATTGCTTGTACTTCCTGAGCAGACACGCCGATCTCTCGTTTCTTCTGATAACCTAGAGCCACAGCAGTCTCATTCGCCTCGAAGTAGAAACCGGACAGCGCCTTCACCTTCTCGATTGGATTCTCAATTGGACCAAGTTTGGTCTTCAGACGTTCGTCAGAATAGTAAGCAGTGATGTTGTCTGTCGCACGGATTTCACCGGCAGTGCCAGATGCATTAGTGTTGATTCCTAGGGACTGGAATCGCGCATATCCAGCATTGCTGATCGACGCGACATTCGCCGGCGTACTGACATCGCGGAAGATCCATCCACGATTCGCCGTATTATTCATAGTAAAGTAAGTAGCCCAGTCAGTACCATTTGATACACTGCCGTGTGTGCCGTATGTCGCGGTACTTGCAAACATCATTCCATATGTCGGCTGAGTGGTTGTTCCTCCAGTATTAACCCACGATGGATAGAGCGCCAAGCCAAAACCAGCGCTTGATCCAGCGCCATTAACCTCTAAGCTATATTTGAGCTTTGCGCTCATTCCGCTAGTCACACTGTCTGCTGCCGGATCTACGAAATATGTGGTATCATTTTGGTCATAGAATACAGAAGAGCGCATCGAATTTGCGCTCCATAGGTCACCGCTCATATTGAGCGTCAGTCTTCCCGCTGACGCGCTCCATCCACCAATTCGGAATACGTTATCTGGATCCAATCCCATGTTTACTGCATAGGATCCGGATCGATGGAAAGACAAGAATGCAGCGCCGCCGTCACTAGAATATGCCTGAAGACCAGGACTGTTGGTAGCTCCAAGATATACGCCGGATCCTTTATTGCTGTAAAAATATTGGTTACTGTAATAGCTACCGGAACCATTGACCGTCAGTCCGTTAAGATTGGACGTACTACCAGGATCGGTGTAATACGTGGTATCCCCTAGATCGTAATACCGATTGGCATAGAAATAACCATTGGACTCGACGTATGCTCGAGTATTATTTCCAGTCCTGAAGTAGATCGCACCTCCTGCATTCGGCGTATTCAGGAATGTGTTCGTGCTTCCATCAGTGATCAGCGTATAATCAGATCCTTGTCTCCATAGACCGGCATATGACTGATAGCTAGGATGCACACCGATCGTCATCGGATACGATCCACCCGATGTCGCAGTGATGTTTCCGGTTGCAGTCAGCAGTCCGCTGACACTTACGTTGCCGTTGATGTTACCACCACCGACAGGATAGTACTGCGACATATCTGGTGTCGGTGTGGCCACAACCCAGGCATTTGCCGTAGACCACCAGATGTTCAGCTTACCAGTATCAGTGTTCCACCAGAGGTCACCGTTTGCGATTGCAGTCGGAGTACCTGTCGTAGCACCAGACTGAATGAACATTCCTGGCAGAGTGATGCCGCTAGTGTAGTTGGAGCTGGCTTTTGTCCATGCGCCGTAGAGTGTTCCGCCGGAGTAAGCATTACCATAGCTCGATCTAACCGCCCAATTACCATTGTTGTTCAATAAACCGAAACCGTCGTTGTCCCAATAAACTAATCCCTTGAGCGTGCTAGCATGTCCTGCTCTGAATTTCAGCCCGCCGTATGTGAGACTTCCTCCACCAGCAACATTGTAGTAACCGGCTTCACCCGAATAAAAGTGCATCGCATAGTCGCTATTGTATAGACCATTTGCACCATTTGTCCTGAACCAATTTGCGCTGAAGACATCTCCTAAGTATACTTCACCGCTTCCTCCGCGTTGTACGATCTGACTTGCAGTATTTGCAGAAGTTGCCGTGATCGTGGCGGAGTTTGCCTGGTTATCAATCGAACGAGCACGGTCAACACGCACACCGTACGTGTTGCTTCCGTTCCATCCCATTAAGCTGATGGCCTCACCCCATGTATTACTTCCAGCGCCGGTACTATTGATAGTGTTCTGCGCAGTATACTTGTCGATTATACCACCGCCTGGTTCAGTACCAGCGGACGCATCAATCAAAACGTGGTTGTTTCCATAGTTCTTCCAGCGAAGATATTTTGCAACCTCAAGGTCGTTTGCTGCAGTGCCCCTAGCTGTAGATATATTTTGACCAGTTAGCGTGATGTCGGCAGAACCGTTAAACGAAACACCTGCAATATTGCGTGCGGTCTGCAGTGTGGTTGCGGTTGACGCATTGATTGCCCAGCTGCCAGATGCATCGCCACCAGTGCGAGTCGGAACGTTCAATACTGTACGGAAATTGGCAGGAGTATAGTAGCGAATGTACTGGTCATATGAAGCGTAAACTCGGTCAATCGCAGAAGTACCCTGATCTCCACTTATAGTATTAATCCAACCAGCTTGAATATAGCCATTTCCATCAGTACGAACAATCTTATTTGCTTCATTGTTGGTTCCGGTATGAACATCTAACCCATCTAGAAGATCCGCATTTAGATTTGTGACCTTCGTCGTTGAAGTTACTGTTAATGGAGCAGTACCTGTGGCAACGTTTGATATCAGTCTTGTACCAGTGACTGTTCCAGATACAACCAAATCCGATACGCCGTTTGCGCTCGGCTTGAGCGTCATTGCATCATATACTGTAGAACCTGACGGAGTGAATCTCCATCTCCACCAATCATTATTGTTGTCGTCCGTGAGATTAAAGTCAAAGAATGTAGAAGTTCCACTAATTGTCGTGGCAATAGAAGCACTGTCTGATCCTTCAGTGGTAAATCCAATAGACGTTACACTTGTCAGAGAAGTATGATTATGGCTCGCCGCCGCTGCACCAATTTCTCCTAAAGTCCACGAAACGTCCGCCGATCCGTTTACTGATTTTCCGGTACTGCCAATCGTGAATGTGCGTGCCGTAGTCCACGTTGCTGCACTAGATGCGGTTGACGCATTGCCTGAGAAAGCACCACTGAACGTGGGAGCA